GGTAATCTTGGAGTTCGCGCAGGAGGTGGAGGCTCTAATGTAGATGTAGTTGTTAACAATTACGGAAACGAAAAAGCTACTACTAAGGAAACCACTGATAGTCGCGGAAATCGTAAGATTGAGGTTCTTATTGGTGACATGGTTGCTGGTGAAATGTCTCGTTCGGGAAGTTCTTTGCAACAGACGCTTTCTTCAACATATGGAACTAGACCAGTAATTGGAAGGAGATAACTATGGCGTATACTTACCTATGGCCCACAACAGGAAATTTTCCACAAGCTCCTCAAAAAGGATTTACTGAGTCTGTCGGGGTGAATATTATTCGCTCTCAGATGGACTCAGGTCCTGCAAAGATGCGTAGACGTAGTAATGCTCCCAATACTATGAGTTTAAGTTTTATACTTACTACCGCGCAAGTGAGTACCTTAGAAACATGGGTTAAAAATGATATTAAAGGCGTAGCAAGATTTGGGTTCAGACATCCACGTACGCAAGCTATCATAGAGGCTCGACTAGTCCCAAGCGGTGATTCAGAGCTATTCCAGTTAAAATATCTAGCCCCTGGTTATTGGGAAACTAGTTTTACATTTGAAATATTACCGTCATGAGTAGATTAAGTAGTTTATCCGCGTCAGCTGTTAAAGCAATGTACTCTTCTGAAACAGAGGAAAGCATTATTATGCTTTTAACAATATACGACCCCTCGACTAATCTACCCATAGTAAGATTATCTGATAATTATACTAAGCGTATTTCAGAGACTGCGGATGAAGTTTACTATGGCGTGACTAGTAGGGGTAATGACTATACATTCCTACCAATGGCAATATCTTTACCTACAGAAACAGATACTGGAGCACCTAGCTGCTCCATTACACTAAATTATGTAACCAGAGAAGCTGTAGAGTTAATAAGAACACAGCTAACAAAGCCTACAAAGATTCTTTTAGAATTAGTTTTAGCAAACTCTCCTGGTACTGTAGAAGCAAGTTTTCCTGCTTTCTATATTACCAGTGCTACTTATAGCGCAGAATCTATTAGTTTTGTGTTAAACATGATTAGCTATGAGTCAGAGCCATTTCCCGCGTTTAACTTTACGCCTAATTATTTCCCGGGGCTATTTTAATGATGCTAGATAAATACATTGGGTTACCTTATAAAGATAATGGCAGAGATACTACTGGTATTGATTGCTGGGGATTAGCTCGACTATACTATTCCCAAGAATTAAATATTGACTTACCAAGCTATTCTACAGAATACAATGGCGATACAAGCGAAAATATAAAAGAACTAATTAGCCAACACAAAGAAAGCTGGACTAAGGTAGATGTGCCAGAAGCTGGCGACTTAGTTCTTTTTAATATCTATGGCGAACCAACTCATATTGGTATATGCCTTGGTGATAATAACTTTTTACATTCCCGTGATGGGAAAGATAGTGTAGTTGAGTCACTATCAAGTCAGCAATGGGACAAGCGTATTGCTGGTTTTTATAAGTATTCTAAAAAGCAAATGATACCTAGCGTATCTATGCCTAACCCTTTACGAACTGTAGTTCATCGCGATTGGACAGTTGCAGGAACTACAGTTCAACAGTTTGCTGAGTTTATAAAAGAGAAATATAAAGTAAGCGAGCGATTGTTTTCAAAAATTGTAATCTTAATAGACGGTGTACCTGTTAAAAAAGAAGACTGGGAAACCACAGTATTACAACAAGGCCAAAGTTTAGCATATCGTGCTGTTCCTGGTAAAGATGCTGCACGTATGGTTTTAATGGTTGTTGTAGCAATTGTAGCTATACAAACTGGTTATGCCTTTGCCGACGTTACCAGTTTAGAAGCTTTAGCAGCTGCAGATACTGCTACAAAATTTAAGTTTGCTGCAGCGGTAGTTGCCACAAATTTAGCAGGAGCAGCTTTAACAAATGCTATTTTTCCAATTCGCCCTGCTACACAAAACAATCCCGGCACAGGTACACAATTAAATTTATTTAACGGTAGCAGTAATCAAGCCAATCGCTTTGGCGCAATCCCTGTTGTACTGGGAAAAATTCGCATGGCAGGACTGCTAGGTGCAACTCCATACATCGAAAGTCAACCTAGTACTACGTTATTAAATTTATTACTAGTATGGGGCTATGGTCCTCTGCAAATTAGTGATGAACAGGTAGGTGCTACCCCAATTAAAGATTATTATACAGGTTTTGTACAAGACATGCCATTTCCTGTACATTTACCAGGATATTCTACAGATAATCCTACATCTTTTAACAAATTATATTCAAAAGATGTAGAGCAAGACATAACTAACCTAGAACTTGTATATGATACAATTACTGTACCGGCGTTAGTACCTCCCAATCCTTGGAAAACTGTTACTTTCAATACCACTGATGTTACTAAAATAGATGTTGCTTTTACCTTTCCAGAAGGTATGCGTCAAATTATTGCTAAAGGCAGTAAGGCTGGTGAAGTACAGGAAGCAGTTGCACAAATAGAGTTACAGTATCGTAAAGTTGGAGGTTTATGGAATCCTGTACCTAACTTTATGAATGGTAGTACTGATACTACAACTACAAGTGCGTACACAGACACACTACCTGCAGCAACATATACCAGTACTACAATTGCTGGTGGAGACAATAGTTTTTTAGGCAGTGTTGTAAATTTATATCGCTGGTATACAATTGCAGTAGGTGCTGGTGGGTTAGTACACACTTTTGCTGGTGCAGCCACAAACACTCAACTTGGCGAGCCAAGCACAGAATTAGTGAACGATTACAAGTCTTCTACTTATAGTCAGTTACTGGGCTTTGGAGATAGCTATACTCGCCTACCAGAAGTACCCTCTAGTTTTATTAAGCTATATAATGTATGTGTGTATGGTACTACTGGATACGTTACACACGATGATCTTCGTGGCAACTCATCAAACTATACTGGATTTAATTTTAGTTATACAAATGAAACTGCCCCGTATTACGATGCTCCAACTAGTACAAGTAGTACAGGAGCTGTAAAAATAATGATTAGCACTGGTTATTATACTAGTGCGCAAACAGTTAATACCGGTATAGACAATACTATTTTTACAACATTAGGACAAGCAGGTACGTTTGCCGCTACTAGCTCCTATAGCGGATGGAACCAACTTTTACAAACTGACGGAGTCTGGAATGCTGGAAACACTGGAGAGACGTTCGATAAAACATTTAGTTTTACTACTGCAACAGATGGCTATTATAAAGTAGAAGCTTGTGTTGACGACTTGGGTGACGTTATAATTGACGGTAATCCTATTATATCAATGCCTTTTCCAGGATATAATGACGTATCCTCTAAAGTTATACAACTTGAAGCAGGCGCTCATACAATTCGTATACTTGCAACAAATAGGACCGGTAAGAAAGCCGTAGCTGTAAAAATTACTTATAATAGTGACGGATTTTTAAACTCAGCATCTTCTAATAGCACTATACTTACATTTGGAACAAATAGTTTCTATAGTAAAGAAAAAAACGCATTTAATTTTGTATATTCATTCAAGAACCTAGCCCCAGCACAATACGAAGTTAGAGTGCGCAGAGTTAATGATAGTAACCCAGAACCTAGTGATGAATTAAGAAATTACTTTAAAGTAGTATTATTTAGTGTTACTGCGTTCAGTAATACTCAACCTGCTATTGATCCACCTGGTTGTAGAATTGCAAAAAGCGCTATTCGATTACAAAGTAGCAGCAAAGCAAATGGTACTATTGAAGGTGTAAATGCATTACTACAAACAATTGCTTATGACTGGGACGGTACACACTGGACCTTAAGAGCAACTAATAATCCTGCTAGTTTGTTTTTATATGTATTAAGTCATCCAGCTAACGCATATCGAGTAGAAGTAGCAAATGCAGCTTCTTCAATTGATCTAGCACAGTTTCAAACATGGCATGCTTTTTGTGTGTCAAAAAAGTTAAGTTATAATGCGGTAATAACTAATACACAAAGTGTAATGGATGTACTACGAGACATAGCGGCAGCCGGTAAAGCCAGCCCTAGTTTTGTTGATGGTAAGTGGTCTGTGGTAATAGATAAACCCCGCAGCTATCCAATACAGCACTTTACTCCGCACAATAGCTGGGGATTTGAAGCTACAAAAATATTACCAAAAATTCCTGATGGTTTTCGCATATCTTTCCCAAATGAGGATAAAGCCTATCAACCAGATGAAATTATTGTATACAAAGAAGGTATGTTGGCTGCAAATGCTACAATATTTGAAGAGCTAGTATTACCTGGCGTTACTAATAAAGCTCAGGCTGAATATTTTGGTAAGTGGCATTATGCACAGCTAAAGTTGCGACCAGAAACTTATACTTTTAACACAGACTTTGAGTACTTAGTGTGTACTAGAGGCGACTGGGTTAAAGTTGCTCATGATGTTCCATTATGGGGCACAGGAACCGGACGTATTGTGTCTATTAGTGGCGGTGGACTAACACTCAAACTATCAGAAAGCATACTATTAAAGAAACCTGCTGATGGTGGTCCTACTACTTATGCAATTAGAATTCGTACAAACGCATTATCAAATAACTCAATACTAAAAAGTCTCGCACCTATAACTACTACAGGGTACACAGATACTATTACATTAGCATCTTCTGTATCAAGCGATGGTGTACTGCCTGATAATTTGTTTATGCTAGGAGAGCTTGGAAAAGAAACTCAAGACCTAATAGTAATATCTGTAGAACCAACTGGAAATACTTCCGCAAGGCTAACGCTAGTGGACTATTCTCCAGAAATATACTTGGAAAACTTTACTAACTTAGTTTACGATGCTAATATTGATGGTAATAGTGTAAAAGCCGGAACTAATCCTATTTTATATCCACCAATTATTGTTGGCATGACTAGCGATAATACTATTAATGAGCAAATAACTAAAGGTAACTACCAAAATACTTTATTGGTTAGTTTTGCAAATCCAAGTAAATTATCGCAATATGCTACAAAGGTTGAATTACAGATTGTTTTATCAACGGCTGAATTTAATGATAATACTTCTACTGATTCTTATATAGTTAATAAAGAATCTGGCTCTGTAATTGTAAAAAACTTAATTACAGGAAAGAGTTATAAAGTTAGAGTTAGGTATACTAACGCTGACGGTACCTTAACTGGACCATGGTCAGATCCTTTATTTGTAGTAGCAAACGGCAGGTCTACTAATACTTCAGGAATTACCAGTATGACCGCTAAGCGCTCTACTAGGTTTTTAAATATTGCCCCGTATATAGCTACAAAGCCAAATGACTTTAAGTACTTTGAAGTAAGAGTGTTTAAAGATCCCGGTACAGGTGATTTTTGGGATAACACAAGCACTGATATTAAGAAAGTTACTTTTACTGGTACAACAAGTATAGATTTAAAAGAGTTCCCAACTCCTAGACTATCTGATGCACCAGGAACGCAATATCGAGTAGCTTGTAGAGTAGTAGATAATGCAGGTAACTATAGCTCTACTAGTAGTTTGTTAACAGTATTATTAACAAAAATTGCACCATAACAAACTGCCGTAGGAATACGGCAGTTTATATTTTAGGAATTAATAAATGAGCGCTACTTTAACTGCAGGGCCAACTTCCGTTATACTTAAAGTTGATACTCCTTTGGATACAGACGGTATTACGCCCAGAGACGACTTAATTGGAATAAAAGTATGGTATTCAACTACCACCGGATTTTCTACTACTGGCGTAACTCCGTACTATGATGGTACAGGACTAACATTAACTATTCCTGGATTAACTGCCGGAACTCCTTATTATGTTAAATACGCACTTATTTCTGAAATTGAGCCAGATAACTATACTGTCTCGAATCAATTAACAGCCACACCGACAGTAGTTAGTGAGGCAGTTTCACCACCAACATTTTACATTAGTAACTACGGTTCTACTTTTAGAAAAGACATAGATGGAACAATATACCCGTCTAGTGGTATTATAATTGAAACTGGTTACTCTAACTTTAAAAGTTCGCCTCAACCAACTTTTCAATGGAAAAAAGACAATGTAAATATTAGTGCTGCTACTAGTTTTAGCTATACTGTGCCAGCAAGTGACTACGCGGATGGTTCAACAACACATACTTATAGTTGTGTAGTGTCTGGATTAGACTTATCAGGCGCTGCAAAATCTATTACTTCTTCTACCACTATTCCACTAATCTCTGATGGAGTACGCGGCCCAAGAACTGCTAATGGTTATTTGTACTATCAAACAGCGGTTGCTACAGACCCTGGCACGCCTACAGCAACAAATTACAATTTTACTACAGGGCAGTTTGCTACATTAACTGCTGGTTGGGGATATACGCCAATTAGTGCCAGCACTACTAATACTAGTCTAAAAGGCTGGGTTTGTAGATTTGTAGTTATAGAGCCTACTTATGGAGCAGCAACAGGCAACGCAACTGTAAGTGCAAATAGTACTAGTATTACTTTTGATGGCATAGTTACGTTTAGTAATTATGCCAGTGGATCAACCCCACTAGCAACTGCCGCAAGTGTTTCTAGTAAACTAGATACTACAACTGCTAATACTTCTACTTTTGCTAATAGTTTGATAGCAAATACTACAGTTATTGATGGCGGAAAAATTACTACAGGCACTATTGCTGCCAATCGACTAGATTTAACGGGTGTACTAACAGCCACTAATTTAGGTACAGGCGGGACTACACAAATTGATGGGGCTAGAATTACTACCGGAACTATTAATGCTGCTCGTTTAAATTTATCGGGATATTTACAAGTAGGTAATGCTGCTAGCGATATTAATACAAATACTACTAAAATTAGTGGCGGTCAAATAGTTACCGGATCTATTAGTGCTGACCGTTTAAGTATTGGACAAACAACTTCTAATAACAGAATTCGTTTATACGACAATAAAATTGAAGTATGGGCAGATAATGGTAGCGGCACTGCTGTAAGACGTGTTGTTATTGGCTACTTGCTCTAAGGATTAATTATGTCTTATGGTATGCAAATAAATGATTCGCTAGGTAATACTTACTATGATTCAAGTAGTGAGTCTGGAGTTTTTGTTGAATTTTTAACACTGTTTGTAACAGGTAGTTCTGTTGATAGGTATGTTACTTATAATGGTGCAAGTGGAAAAGCAAATCTACAAGGCTTATCGCTAAAAGTAATTACTTTGTCGGGAGGCGATCATTGGTACGAAGCCATATATGGTGGTACCAGTGGTTATCCTCAAATAAAGTATAATGAAATCAACCCTACTGTTTCAACATCTCTTAGACGCGGAACAATTTTAATGGTAATGGCAGCATGAGCTACGGATTCAAATTTAAAAATAACAATGGTGAATTAGTTGTTGACGACTCTAATGTTAAACCTTGGTATATTGTTGGACAAATTTCTGGTACTTCTAATTTTTTTGGACAAAACTATAAAAATATAGACCAAACTTTAAACTTTTTTGACTTCAGTACTTTTAATCCCGGTAATAATGTATCTATTCAACCAAGTAGTTACGTAGATAATCCTACATATACAGGAGATACTTGGAAAGTTTATGAACTACGATATATAGCTCCAAATACTAGCGATTGTTTTTATGCTTATACCCTTCCGCGCAGCAACGACAATGGTATCTGGTATTTTACTCAAGACGCTGGCTTAGCACAGACTAGTAGTACTGCTGGAGCAGGCCCCATACATTTATTGTCTAATCCTAAAACAGATACTGTACCTTATCCAGGAACAGGTGAAAATTATGTTTCAATATTTGCAATAGTTCCCGATCGTTGGGGTGCAACGGCTACGAATGCACAACTACAGGCAGCTGTACCAAAAGTTTACTTTTATTCAAACAAAGAGATAGGTAATAGTATACTTAGTACTGGTTACGGCATGCAAATATTTGATAGCACTGCTAAATGCATGTATGACTCAGCAAAGCTACATGTTCAGCTAAAAAGCTATTCATTTCAAGATTGGACAATTCCACCTCCTCCATATACAACAGGACCTGATTATAACGGTCGAGATATTAGATCATTTACTATAAATACTCCTTCTCCGCCCAGTAACGCTGCTTTTGTAATACCTTCAACATCTCAATATTATTATAGGGAAGCCGTATCTTCATATGATGGAATTAATTACGGTGGCTTTGATATTCACAGAACAATGGTACAACGCGTAGATAGTGGAACAGACACTGGAAATACTAGTACAATACGAACTAGGACCGTTCTAGTAACTAAACAAGCTACACAATCCTTAGGACTAGGAAACACTCTTTCAGGAGTAGCTTCTGGAACTTGGTGGAATTATGGCACAGACGGCTATAGCGGATTCGTTAATAAGCAATACGAAATGAAAGTTTTAGCTGTAGATTCTGCCCCACTTGATCGAGGTTATACTGCTAGTGCCTTTCCTTCTACTTATACAGTTACTGTAAGCAGGACAACAGTACCAGAAGCCAACAGTGATACTAGTTATAATTCAGTAACTTTTACCTTAACTACTGCTCGAATAGATACAGGAACCCAAGTTCCTTACACTATCTTAGGCAATGCTAATGCCAGTGATATAGCTTTTGTATATCGTAATGGTCAATATGTAAGTACAGGTGCTATAAATGGTTATTTTACTATAGTTAATAATGTAGGTACTATTAGACTAGTTATAAAAGAAGATTATATAACTGAAGGTACCGAAACACTAACACTAGCTTTAGACAACGGACTATCTAGTGCTTCTATTTCTTTAACAGAAGATATAGCCTATAGTCTGTCATTTATAACAACGCCAGATACTAGTACAGGAGGCATACCAGGATTTAATGAAACTACTGGTGGAAATCCTACCGCAGTAACCTTTCAACTAAAAACTAAAAATATTGCTGCAAACACATTAATTCCTTGGAATCTTTCGTATATTGGAACAGCTACATCCGCTGATTTTGATAATCAAACTAGCGGTAATTTTACAATATCAGCACGTCCCGTAGCAAATGCAGAAGCAGATAGTGGTTTTAATGGAATAGCTAGTGCAGCAATAGTATTAAAGAAAGATTTATTAACTGAAGGTACTCAGCGCGCCCGAGTCGTATTATCAAATATAACATCAACTTTTCTAGATTTTGATATTATAGATAATTCACTTACTCCGCAACCAACATTTGTTATATATAACCCTAGTTCACAAACTAGTGGAGCCGTGTATTTAAATGAAGGAACAGAGTATGTATGGGTTGTAGCAGCTACAAATCTTCCAGTAGGAACTAGGGTATATCCAAAAATTAATGTGGGTACTGCAGGACTTTCGGATCTTAACTTAAGCCCTTGGTATACTAGTGGCAGCTATAACGGAGTTGTCTTAGATAGTAATCTCGCAGCAGTTTTTAGAATGACGCCTACAGCAGATGTATTATTAGAAGGTACTGAAAATTTTACAATATCAATAGACTACCCTCTAGGTACAAAAGTACACGATTATCCTGGCACAATATATATTAATGATACCTCTAGACCTGCTGAACAGTATACCATGAGTGTTAGTAATCAATTTACTACAGAAGGGCAAATTGTACGGATTACATTTATTTCTAGTTTAGATTATGGTCATCCAATATTTTGGAAATTTGAAGGTGCAGACTTAGGCTCCCCTTATGGTCCGATGAGTTTAGCAGATATTTCTAGTATGAGATACTTTGATCCAGAAACTAATATTAGTGGTGGACCTACCTATACTAATATCACTAAAAGCGATAGAGGTACGTTTAGTTTTCCAACAGCTGGACTTAAAACTAGTAACTTACAGCTTGCTTTAGAATTTACAATTAATAATGATGGTGTAACAGAGCCTGCTGAATATGGACAAGTTTATCTAATACCCGAAGGCGGATATACTGGAACAATTAATAATATACAAGGATTCTTTATACAAGATCCACCAGCGGCTACTTATAGTATTACTGCCAATACTACTACCGTAAGTGAAGGTGGTACACTTATTTGGACAATTAATACTACTAACGTTATTAACGGCACAGTGCTGTATTGGAAGAGTCTAGGTACTAATACAAGTTCAGACTATAACGATAATTTGTCTAGCGGCTCAGTAACTATTAATAATAATACTGCAACAGTAACACGTGTAGTTAAGTCTGATGCAGGAGCGTATGAGGGGCCTGAGACAGCCAAACTGGCTTTGTATAATAATTCTAGTTTTACTACTTTATTAGCAGAGTATAGTGGTACAGTAAGTATTAATGATACTAGTAATAACGTTAATGAAGTTTTAACTATTACGCCTTCAAGCATACAGTTCCCTAATCCAGTAACAGTCTCAATTACTGGAGGTGTGCCTAATACTATTGTGCGATTTAGTTTAAATAGTCAAACCTATGCAGGAAGTGTAACATTAGATGCAAACGGTAGTTATGTAAATTCAAATGCAGGGCCTGGAGAAGCCGTAGGAACTCAAATATTGTATTTAAAGTTTGATGCTACAAATAATCTCCGCCAAGGTTCCTGGACAGTAACGCCTGCAGCCTCAACATACTCCTTTAGTCGAAATGTAGCTATAACTAATGAAGGTACTACAGTTACATTTAATACTACTACAACTAATGTTGCAAATGGAACAACACTATATTGGAAAAATCAAGGAACCACTACATCTAGCGATTTTACAAGTAATATTAACCAAGGCTCTTATACAATTAACAATAATGCAGGCAGTTTTACTATAACACTAAAAAACGACCAGTTTACAGAAGGTCAAGAAACACTTTGGGTATTCTTTTATTCAGATTCCGGCTATGCAACTATGATCGGTTATGTTAATGAAACTACCGTGAATGATACTAGTACTACTCCTGTTACCTATCCTGCTGCAGGTACATTATTAAGTGAGTTTTGCGGTACTGGTGCCAATCAGTATACAAGATATGGTAATTATGCTAATGGAAGTGGTGGTAGCTATCAACAAGTTATTGCAACTAATAGTACACAGTGTGGATATGTAGCACCAGCTACAGCTCCATTGGTAACATCTGTAGTTGCTACTAATAGTGTCTACTACCCAGGAGAAGTAATTGAAGCTATTATTAATTTTAGTGGACCAATAACTGCAAATACTTATCTAAATGTACGCTATACTGCAGGCCTTTACGGTACTTATTATGTTCCAACCGGTTCAGTTAGTGGAGGCGTATCTCCAGACTATGGTTATGGAGGTTCTGGAGAAGTAGTCGAACTATTAGTAGGTGCAACAAGTGCTTATTATACAGGCCCACAAAATTCTGGTCAGCACAATGTAACCGGCGCTAGAGTTTCTGCAAAAACAGTAACTGCTGCTAGTGGCGGTAGCGATAGACAAGCATATATTCAAAGTAGTAGCTTTAGATTAGAAACAGGCATTCCGCCCTAAACTTCAGCAAAAACTATACCCTGTCCAATCTTTGGGCAGGGTATTTTTTTGCATTGACAAACTCCCGCCCTTGTGGTATAATATACCAAAATGTCAGAACATTTCAATATTTTTTCTTGACAAGCTTTTATCTTATTCCAAAGGGCAGACTTCCCGTTTGGAATACAATTAAATATACAACCATTGCTAATAAGGAGATCTGATTATGGTGGAGATTGAAAATCATAGCCTCATACAGACCGTTTCACTAGTTGCGTTAGCAGTAGTTGCTTTCTCAGTTGGAATACAGAAACTGTTAAAAGACTGGAAAAGTACTCATGCGGAAACTAGCATTATTACTTTAATGCACACAGAGCTCGAGCGAATGAGCGAACAAAATGGTTTACTTGCTACTGAATTAAACCGCTTACAACAAGAAATGATTTTATTAAATACACAACTATCACAGTTGTGCATTGAGAATCAGCAACTACAAACTGAAGTAGTAGCTCTAACAGAAGAAGTAAATAAATTTAGAGTATCGGCTACGCTTGCAGCAGCAAAGAAAGTAAGGTAATCCAATGGAACCAGCAAAGATTAGTTACAAAATTTATCAAGGCAGTACTTTTCAAGAAGTGCTTCGATGGGAATCAGAAACAAAACAATATGCGCCAATTTCTGGTATTACTAATGCAGCACCGTGTGTAGTTACTACTAGTTCGGCACATGGTGTGCCCCTAAACTGGAGAATACGAGTAACTGGTGTTACAGGTATGAAGGATATTAACACCATTAGCGAAGATGCCTACTATTTGGTTACTGGCAAAACATCGACTACAGTAACCCTAAACCAAGTTAATTCGGCAGGTTACGGTGCTTATACTTCGGGCGGAACTGTAGAGTACAATACACCAATTCCTATTACTGGCTATACAGCACAAATGCAGATTCGTGAGACACTAGAGTCTACTACAGTTTTACATGAGATGACAACTGCTAATGGTGGT